GGTCATCGCCTCGGACGCCTTCATTCGATTGATGCCCGCGACATCCATGAGATCGCTCTCGATCATGTCGCGGATTTGAGGCTCGCTCTCGTCGAGATGGTTGATCGCCTCGAAGAAAGTCCGGATGATGTGTTGCGTGCTGCGCGGGTCCACGACGACGGTGTCGTGGATCGCTTTAGTCAGCTCGGCGACCGCGTCCTTGAGCGGGCCGTCTTTCGACTTGTCGATCAGCTCCGGAAACATCGCCGCGACCTTGTCCGCCGCATCGTCATCAGCAGTCGGGTGATCCGCCGGATCATCCGGGTCAGTAATCCATGGCATGAAGTTGTCGTCGTCGGTCACAGTTTCACACCTTTCTCCGTCGCCAACTTTCCAAGCTCGGTCGCGTAGTCCGTATTGATGCGTTCGGTGTTGCGGCTACCCAGTTTCGAGTAGAGCCGTTTCTCCGGATACCACCATGTCGCCTGCATATCGGCGATTGTCATCGGGTGGCCTGCATCCCTCAATTTCGCTTGCGCCTGATCGAACACATCGCGGATGTGCTGACGCTGGCCTCCGCCCGAAGGCTGATCCTTGATGCCGTCAAGCGCTTCTTCGTATCTCTCCGCCGCGTAGACTAGCTCCGACTTCGTCTGTTTGCCGCTGTCGAAGTCTTCCCGATTATCATAGAAGTTCTTGGTGTGGGCGAGCCGGATTTGCTTGGCTCGTTCAACCATTTCTTCTTGGTTCGCGGGGACTTTCTCTCCCGCTCCCTTGAGCGCAGCTTCGAAACGTTCTTGCGGCTTTGTGACATCAACGCCCCCGGTCAGTGTCCCTGTCAGTCGGCCCCACCCGCGCATCAACCACATATCTGCGGTGAGCGGCTTGAAGTTGCCATTGAGGTTTTGATAGAACCCCTGTCCGATCTTAGCCCCCAAAATCGCAGAGCCGTAAACTTTGGTGCCGGTGTTCTCGCCGGTCACGGTGTATCCCATCTTCTTCAACTCGCCGACCGTGAATTCCTTGTCGAGAAATTTCTGAGTGCCTGCAACCCCCATGGTCGAGATCAGCTTGTTGAGCTTGTCGAAATTGTTGTTCATCATCTTCTGCGCATCGGCCTTCACGTCGGTCGGAAATTTCCCGGTCTTCTCGTATACCTCATACGCTTTATCCGCGAGCCGCGTGTTGCTCGGAACGGTTTCGCCCTGACTGGTGATCGCCATCGCCGCCGTGAAGGCGAACTTCGCCGCCGGATTGTTAGCCATCTCTGGGTGCATCTTCTCCGCGATCCCCATCGCGTCTTTCATCTTGCTCGTATACCAGTTCTCCGCGTTCCTTCCGCTGCGCTTCAACTCGTCTTCGATCTCCGACGAGATCGCCGACGAGATGATGTTGTCTTCCTTTGGGTCCGAACCCTTCTTGCCTTTCGGCGGGTTGATCACGCCAGACTTGACGCCCAACGCTTTGAGCGCCGCCTGACCGCGCGCATTCAACTCTTTCGCAATCGTCGAGTTGTCACGCGACCCGGTCTTGTGCGCTTGCGGCGCGTTCAAGATCGAGTTGACCGTTAGGCCTTCGTAATGGCCAGCTCCCGTAGCTGACCACTTCCCGTGTTCGTCGCGGGCTTCATCCGGGTTGAAGGTCACTTGCCGCCCTTCGTCTTATTGGCCGACGCACCCTTGCCGCCCACCTTCTTCTTCAATGGGACCGGCGAGCCCCGGGTGTGGCCCTTGTTGCGAGCGGTCGGCTTGACCGGCACATTCGAATTAGGCGGGGCGGTCGAACCGGGGCCGCCCGCCGGTTGACCCGGGGGAGTTGCTCCGGGTGGAGTGCCAGCGGCAGGGTCGGATTTCGGCGTAAGCCCGTCATCCAAGAACGTATCATCGACGACTGGCGTGAGTTGGGGACCGACCATAAGTCCGAGCATACTCTGCGCTTCTTCTTCGATCTGATCGTTCTCTTCTTCAAAGTCCATCTCCGTCATGTCGTTCATCTGCATCATACGATGCATCGAACGAAGGGACAAGGGCAGTCCGAGCTGCTTGGCTTGCATGAAGGCGAGCAGCGCAGCGCCAGCGACCGTCTGGTCGGCGAAGTCGGTGGTGGGCTCGACCGAGACTTCGTCCGGGTCTTCGCCAATCCACTCCGCGCAGAAGCGCAGGATTTGTTCAAGGCCTTGGCCGCCGCACTGGGCGACCGAGCTGATCGTTGTGGTGCGCGCCGCGACGCGGATACGCAATGCTTCGCCGCTTTCACCGCGAGCCTGACCAACGTCAAGAAATGCGACGCCGAGCGCCTGAGCTTCATCCTGATCGGCCTTCAACGCTTGACGCATCTCGCCCAAGCCACTGGCTACAGGTCCGATGTATTTCGCGTCGCCGCCAATCCGAAGATCAATCATGCCCTTGTTGCCGACGCGAAGCTGCTCCGGCGCTGCCTCGTCAACGGCACCGCCGATGACGACGAGCGTGGACTGGCCCTGCATATACAGCGTCTGCCGGTAGTCGGCCTCCGCTCGATAGATCACGAGCGAGAGGTTCGACAAACCGAGCAAGGGGGACACTTCTGGCTCTGGTACGAGATCGTTGGCACCAATGAAGACGAACGGAATGTCATCGAGGGTCTTGCCAGCGATAGACGGGAAAATGAAGTCTTCGAGAATGGGCATCGAAGTATCGTTGACCTTGACGCACACGGCGAACGGCGATCCCTCCGGCGGACGTTCCCATCCGCTTTCAAGGCTCTCCGGACCGCCGCGCGTGAGGACCCGATACTTCTTCTCGGTCTTCCACGTGAAGCCTTCACGGCGGTAGCCGCTCTCGTCGATCACGACCAGCTCAAGCTGGTTGCGCCCTTCATTGAGGCGGCCCGCGTCCCAGTTGATCACGCGGATAGGATCGTAGAACGAAATGTACGGGAGCGCCTTGTCCGCGTCCACACCTTGCGGCGCATCAGCAAGCAGGCAACAACGTCCGTAAAGAAGTTGTGCGGTGTTGATCCGGCGGAGCAAAAGCTGGAGGCCCTCGCCTTGGATCGTCGCCGCGTCCATCATGCCAGCGAGCCGGGTCGGAAGCTTGATAACGGCGGGCTTGTTGTGCATGATGCCGACCATGGCCTTCACGGCGTCTTTGACAACGTCGTGGAAATAGGCGCGCATGAGATACGCGTCATAGTCGCGCCAGCCCGGAGAGCTTGGGGTGGTAATGCCGTCCTGCACCATGCCCTCGGTCGCGGGCAGATAGTCGAAGCGCTTCGACTTCACCGCACGTTCGCCCGCATACGTGTCCGCGAGCTGTAGCCACTCACTGAGACGTTCGATATATTCGGGGTGCTGATCCGGGAGGGCCATGGGTGTTCCTATCTGGGGGCGATGTGCTCTAGCACGTTATGGTTAACGGCGTCAAGCCCCAACCCTTCCTGTTCTCATTGCTGGTGCGCTATCGAACCGGAGCATGTAGCGCGTCTCGTCTCCGTTATGGTCCTCGCTCTCGTCGTCTACGTCGTCAATTTTAGTTTCATCTCTAGGTAGCACTGGCACGCACCGCAACCATTGTGGACAGTCCGTGGTGACGAACAGCCCGGCCGTTTCACGGAAGCCACCCTCCGGCCGCTTGGTGGCCTTGAGACGTTTTCGAATTTGCTCCCATCCCTGTTCACGCGAGCCGGGTCCCTTGTCGGCGCGCTCCCAGTAGATGCCCTTGAACTTCACGCCGTTGATCGTCAGCGGCCTTTCGAAGTCGTTCGCGATAGAAACGTCAGAGCCGTTCGTGTTGTCGTCGAAGATCGAGCTATCAGCCGGTCCCCGGCTGACACGCGTCCATTGTCCTTGCGGATCGCGCAGGCCCCATTTGATCTCGCGCTGAATGATGCCCTTCGAGATGTCAGGGATCAGCATACGCAAACCTTCGTTCGGCTGATTACGCCAGCCATACCACTCATGAATGCGGAAGAGATCGCCTCGCACTGTCGAGCGAATGCGCCCCGGTGTGATGGAGCCGTCTGAGTTTCGTACCTCCGGAAACTTCAAGTCGGTCCCATCACTCCGCGCGTACCATCCGACCGAGAACGGCTTCGAAGAGCCGTGGTCGTAGGCACGATAAATTTTCCAACCCGGCGGTACCGTGAACGGTGGCACCACGATAGCGTCGCGGTATTCGTACCAGATGTCATCGAACATGCCGCCCGCGACGATGTCCCATGAGCCTTCCATCCACGCCGCAAGCTCGGATGCGTTTCGCGCAGCGGCCTTAATGCGCTGCTTGTATTGGGGGTCGGTGTGCAGCAGAAGCACGTTCTCGTCGAGATAGCCATGAATGGCGCGGCGCGGCGGTTCGGGATTGCCGTCTGCGTCCTTGCTATCTACAATGAGCGGACCAACTGTCGGTTTCCGTCCGTCGATTGTCTCACCGTTGATCGGGAGCTGCCATCGTGACTTGACCCAGTTATGCCCCACACCGTATGGGTTAGTTGTTGCGCGCACCTTGCGCGGCATACCTTTCATCGTCGAACGCGAGCACGAGAACATCACCTTGTAGCAGTCCGGTGTCGGCCACGTCGTCAACTCTTCCCAGCCAATCCATGGGTAGGCGTGGCCGTGATAGTCCGAGTATTGCGAAGGCACATTGAAATGCGCGAAGTACAGACGCTCGCCGTCCGGCCATTCCCACATCGTCTTCACTTCGTTGTAGACAGCCTCCGGCCAGATACGCTTGATCCACTTCTTCGACTTCTCGATCACGTCGCGCAACTGAGGATGCGATTGCCGGAAAAGAATTCCTTTCCACTCCGCTCCCCATCCCTTGCCGACTTCCTGACAGAAGTCCATGATCAGCGCGTCAGTCTTGCCCGGGCCGCGTGTCCCCTCGTAGAGAACTTCGACCGTGTTGTCGGCCAGAAAGAACGCCTGCGACCCCGGCTGCGGTGCCCACGCGACGCGCTTCAACCGCTGCGGATCGACAGGGTCGATCACGTAGGGCACGTACTCGTTGCCCTCTTGCTTAAACTTTCTTACGACGCCTGTGAAGCTCATGCTGCGTCTTCCTCGTCTTCCGGTGCGTCCTCGAATGTAACTTCGGGCGCGCCTTCGCGGCGATACTCGGCTTCGATCTCATTGAGCGCTTCTGATGTGACCGCGCGCATCGGGATGACGAGCACGCCACCCTTGACGTTGACATCGATCTGAGCCTTAGCACCGTAGATTTGCGGCTTGCGAGTTTTCAGGATGAACATCGCGAGGTCAGGGTCCATCTTCCAGACGCGCTCAGGCACGGGAGCACCGTACTCGTCGAGCAAATAGTTTGCAGGGTCAGTCAAAGGATCACGATCACCCTCGACAAACATAAGCTGCGCAGCCGCAACTTTATCCCAGTCCATTTGATACTGGACTTTTCCTTGATAGGTCAAAGGCTCCCAAAAACCGGTCGCACGGCGGTGCGTAGCTTCTTCAACTTTTCCGACGCCAACTTCCATTGCGCTCTCCCATGCAAGGTGAAAGCGGACGGTGTTGTCCGGATTGTCGGTTTCGTCGTTCTCGCCCATCTCGATATCGAAACCATCTCCCGGTCGGCCTTCGAGAGATTTCTGGAGCCAGTATTGAAGGGTGCGCATGTTGATGCCAACGCGGCGAGTTGCGTCGGCGGCTACCGGCATTTCTGCGATGTAGCTGAGCAAGCGGTTCAATCGTTCGGGTGTGTTTTTGCGAGGGACCTTGGCCTTGACCGAGTAGCTGGCGGAGCGCGCCAAAAGTTCTTGGGTCGGTCGTCCAGCGGGCTTGCTTCTGGGGATTGCATCCACCAGCGCGTCAATAGGCTCGATCTCGATTGCCTCGGGCTCTGGCCCGAGCAAGTCCAAAATGTCTTCGTCTGTCGTTCCGCTCATGCGGATATCCCCCTTCACATTGCGCTGACACATGTCAACGGGACGCCCCCATGGGCTATCTCTTCTTCACACGCGAACGCCCCCGACCATGCCGGAGGCGCGTGCTTGTGGTCTTTTACGCGCCGAGCTGCGAGCGGATCGTTGCCGCGCGGGCTTGGCTCAACTTGTCATCCGGGAAATTTTCCAGATGCTTTTGTATACCTTCGAGTTGACGCGTGAGACGCTTTTGGATACTCGAAGGGGCACAAGTGTTCGGTGTGATCTTCTTGCCGGTGTTCTTCACGTCACCGCCGGGCGCTGCGTCAGTCATTACAACTTCCCGTCGTCTTTGGTGTTCGGGGTCGGAGCTTTCGATCCGGCAACGAAGGCCATCCCAGCGAGATCGAGACTGCCGACGCCCCGGCCGCAGCCGTTGACGAAAGTGGCGTAGATGACGCGGTCCCCTTTCGGGTGCGGCCATATCCAGATTTCAGTGATGCCTTCGGTTCCGATGACTTTCGCCGGACCGCCATGGGCCGCGACATAGATGTTAGTCCGAGACACGAAATTGTCGACGCCTTGGGCACTCCTGATACCACCGAGTGGTGGAACGGGTATCGATGCCTTGACCTTTTCCACGGACTGGCAGATCGGGGCCGGAGCCGGGAGCTTGTCTGTGTCCGCACCGTCTGTGGCGGCGAGAGCAGTGGATGAAAGAAGCGCAACGAGGGACATCGAGGCGAGAAGTTTCAGCACGGTATTCTCCGGGTTATCGTTGAAAGTCAGTCCGACTTCCGGGACGCGTCACTGCGCGCCGCAGATTGTCGGTGTCGTTCATCTTGTCGGTGGCTTTGTTCGGCGAGTGCATGCCCTTCGACGGCGCGTACCCCTTATCGGAGATCGTGCGCGTCTGCCAGTCACCGCGACCCGCGCGGTAGCTGTCGTTCATGTCGGCCTTCTCGTCACCGATAATTCCGGCGAGGCCCGCGTCCACGGGCAGGAAGCCCGAAGTCGTGTGCTCGCCGGGAAGATCGCTTGAACTTCCTTGGAACCCGTTTTGTCCGTACCCAGAATTATTGGGCTTCGCCTTCGAAGCGAACTCGGGTTCTTTGGAGCCGACGATGTCAGTGGCCATGATAATAGTCCTTACGCGTTAGATCGTGACGCAGTGGATACCGGATTAGCCGGAGATCGGCTTGCCCAGACGACCAGCTTCGTCAAGCACGGCTGCACCGAGATCGTTGTCGACCCCGTTGCCGTTCGCGTCCTTCATGTCCCACGAGGACGCGAGGATACGACCCTGCTTGCGAAGGTTCTTGACCTTGGGCTCCGGATCGAGAGGGTTCTCGCTCGAAGCGTCGGGGCCGTAGTTGTAGCCCTTGGCTGTTTCCTTACCGGCGATTGTCGGGACCGCACCGCGAAGCTTGCTGGCGTCGGTCTGATCCTTCATGCCTTCCTTGGTCGGATAGGAGGTCTGGGTCCGCTTCGCCGCACCGCTGCGCGGGTTCACCGGGGAGCTGGTCTCCGGCGTGCTCATTGCGGGGTCGATGGTCTTGGCGACAACGCCGCTACCTTTTACAGCCATGATGGTGATCCTTTGTTGAGAGGCCCGAATTCTCCCGACACGGTATCAGCGATCCGCGTCCTAGACAACTGGCAACTTGCTCAGTCCATTCCTAGCGGTCCGCCCGGTCCAACAGCACCTGTCGTCGGCGGGCCTCCCGCTCCCGGAGCCGCTCCCGAGCCCGGGCTGCCCGGCAGGACATCCGGGTCCTGCTTAATGCTCGGAGGGGTACTTTTAGGATGGCCCGCAGCCATCGCCGAAGCAACGTCTTCGTCCGATGTGATGGGGCCGTTTGGGTCATCCGTTACACTCCGATTGGGTTGGTCCCATTTGACGTTGGAGTTGGTGGCTTTGTTCGACATGTTAGTCTCCTGTGCCGCCCGTGGCGATGAACTTCTTTCGCGCCACATCCCAGATGCCTTGCTGGTTTTGCGCGCGGCCTGCGCGGATCGCGGTGGTGCGGTCCGGAATATTCTGCGACACATCGAGATGGACCTTCTCGCCGTCGCTCCAGCTCCCGATGTGCATGTCGGGCGCATTGAGTTTGTCCGCGTTCGCACGCGAGAAAGCCGAGATGATCTTCGATCCGTGCGCGCCACCTAGCTCGGCGGCCGAAGGGAACGCGGTGCGCCCTTGCAGTGAGACCATGTAGCCGTTCGTCGGGCTCAGCCCAGTTTGCGGTTTGACGGAAGCTCCCATCGGATTTTTCGTTATGACGCGAAGGGCATTCGGGTGCACTTGCACGACGCCCGGGATTTTTCCAATCCCGGAGCCGTGCGCGTTACTGCCGTGTCCCTTCGCGTCTTTCATTGGTCAGGCCTTTACATCGCTGCGGGCGCGAGTGCGAACGCGCACGCGAGAACCGCGAAGTAGAGCGGGAAGCTTGCGAAGCCCGCACCGAGGACTAGAAAGATAATGCTGAGGATGATCGATACCCAGCATCCAACAAACTTAGCGATTGTCATGTTCATGACGACGTTTCCTTTCGAAGTTGGTCGATTTGCGCTACGGTCTCAATGACCGCATGCATCTCACCATCAACGCGCAGAACGGTTTTAGTTCCCGGATAAAACAGTCCGGGGTGCGCCGGTTCGATAACGCTGATCTTTTCCGGGTCGATTT